GTGCGTTGAGTTCACCGCTCGGATCGTATGAGTCGTAGTCGAGAATCATCTTCTCAAACTCTACGTTGTCTTTAAGATAGATGGCCAAATCAAAGGTCTTCTCTGCTGCGTTATTTCCATCTTGATCAATTAACTCGTACACGACAGCTTGACCATTTGACATGTAATAGTTGATACTGTTTATGTCAAGAGTTTCGCCTGGCAGTGGCTTATACAGTCCTTCTGCGACAAGTAACTTGTACTTGGCAAATTCTCCGGAAGTGTCTTCAGAAACAATTTTAAGAACCTGTGCTTGCATGTAGTATTGCTTTGCAAGTGATAGCCTTTCAACTGGATCTGATATATGATCCATCGTCTGTTTGTCGCCATATCCTCCTAAGAATCTAGCCATAGAGATTCCAGGAGCAAGACGTGTTCTGGCATTGATGCCAAAAGAAACTTGGTGTTCTGGATTATATTCTGGATCTGGTACGTAAATCATCTTGTAAATCTCTTTATCTTATCACCACGGTTTCCAATGAGTTGGTATCCTCTTCTTGGGGTAGTTTCACCACCCACAATCCTTCCAACCTGCTTAGGTGTAGACTGAATATAAGTAGGATTCAACTTACCTTCGGCTATCATAGCTCCAACAAACTTTACGTTATTTAGTGTGTTTTTATCTCTCAGTTTAGATCTCACTTCAGATACGGTAAGTTCTCTGTTTGCAACGCCTCCGTAGTCTGTTGTCTTATCAAACGAGTTCTTCAGTGAATTCGCAGGATCAACAGATACCTCTCGAATACCAAAGCTAGAGTTATGCAAATAATCGTTCATAATACCAGACGTAGCTTCAACTGTATTTACAACTGTAGGCGTACCACCAGCTGCAGCAGGACCTATGCCGCCAGCAACTGCTGCAGTATTTGCGGCGTCTGCTTTATCTGCAGTCCCATTTAAGTCACCGTGAAATGTATTACCATAGTGAGTAATACCAGCACCACCGATGGTTCCTGATGCGCCGATGACTGTCATGTTATCTGCTGCAATGTTAGTGTTGTCTGCACTCATCACAATCGTATCTTCTGCAGTCATCGTGATGTCGTCGCCACTATAGAAGTCAAATCCACCTTCAACGATCTGCTTGACATTTCCTTTGATGATCTTATTAGCGTCACCAAGTACTGTCTCAGTCTGTGTACCACCTACAAAGTTTGACTGGTGCTCTGTGACGATTGTCTTCTGTGTCTTGCGAACCTGTTGCTTGTGTGAACCACGAACTTCATCATTCTTGTTACCACCAACAGTTACGTTATAGTTACCACCGACTACGACATCAAAGTTACCAGCAACCTGCAGTGTTAGATTGCCGTTATAGATCATCTCAGCATCGCCGTCAACAATCACTTTCTCATCTTTAGTGGTAACTCTTACAGTGTTGCCAGTAGAACTGATGATCACTGTTCCATCCGCTCGCATCTCCACACCTGATCCCGTGCGATGACGAAACAACATGCGTTCAGCCCCTGGAGTATCATCGATCTCTTGTATATGGCCACTGACAGTTTCCTTCACTTGATTGTAAGGATACTTTGGACCGACTGTTTGTTTTAATTCTAGAGATACATTCTTATAAGACCCACCAACGTGTACTTCGTTGATCTTAAATCCACGAGCAGCTTTATTTGTAGAAGCTAAGTTTGTGTATCCTTTTCTAGGAAACTCTAAATTAGGATCTTCAAACCCATCTCTTTTCGTTGAGTAGTTATCATAGTTCTCTTCGAAAATATCTTCTAACTCATTTGCCATATAGTTACCTACTATTCGTCTTTGCTTGAGCAGTCAATGCTCTTTGATAGTTATCAAGTGCGATCTCATACGCGATTTGTGACTCAGTCGTGTTTTCAATCAAGTTTACGCTCTCAGCCTGGTCTAATAGAGTTTTTCTATATGAGACACTATCGTGTCTGTTCACTCTGAGTTGCTCTGCAGAAGATTCCAGTTGACTGACATTTAAGTTTAGTGCATTAATCCTTGACAGGATTTGATTTATCCTTGAAGCGTTAAAATCTGGATTTCCTAAAAGTGTGTCATATTCATTTCGCAATCTCAAGAGCTCTCTATTAAACTTGTCAATATCCGACTGTTTCTTGAAGAGTGATTGCTCATCTTCCTCTTTCTCTTCATTTGTCTTTGTAACTGTTGAAGAAACAGTTGCAGGTTTTGTGTTGACTGGTGTAGTCGATGGTTTAGCAATCTTATTTGGCAAGTACTTAGAGACTTCGTCTAAGTTCATAGGTCCTAGACCCCTTTGCCAACGATTTGTTAACGAGTTGTCTCCTACATAAAGTGTTTCCCAACCAAATCTTTGATTAGTCCAATCAAGAGCGCTGAACATTGCAGATTCTTTTACGTTTCCAAGCCCGGCATATTCGTCTATCGATATGACTTCTCCTCCAGGAGATGCTGCTCTAAAAGACTGACAAAGTGATTCGAATGCTATCCATTGTGCTGATGTATAAGAATCTGGGGAGAGATAATCTTCTTTATCCTCTTCATAAGGATAATCTAAGTCTACGCCACCCGCAAAGTAAACTATAACTGTTCTTTTTGCCCAGCCTCTGATACCTTCACCAGTCCAATAAGGAACGACAAGTGGTCGACCTCTCTGAATACTACCGTCTCTTCTAATAACATAGTGCGCTTGAATTCCACCATACTTATTACGTTGCCCAGAAACCATGTTTCTATTGACATACTCTATGTGTTTACGGTGAATATACTCAGCGTCTACGTCTTGGTTTCTAGCAGTTTTAGTTGAACCTACTAGCATTGCTGTAAAAGGCCTGTTGATAAAAGATCCTCTCATCTCAGCATCTAGTTCTTCTTTCGAATCAACATGCGAAAACAGAGTTTCAAATGAGTTTGGAGAAGTTGAGTTTCCTCTCCATCCTGGTAAACTCTTACCAACTTTTACTGGAGCGTTAAACAACTCAAACTCATTCCCATCGCTAATCAATGGGGTGATAGAAGTTTTTCCATTCGAACCGATGATCTCAGGCGTGTTAGGATCAAAAGATTCTGGAGAAACTACTCTTCCTAAAGATCTTGTATTATCATTAATAAAACTGCTTTTTCTTAAAGCTCCAGATATTGTAGCTACTACATTACCTAGTACGTTTCCAAACGGAAGTCCTACAGATCCGAATGAACTAGTAGTGCTGCCGTAAGGATTTGCTGTTTGAATGTTTAATCTTTCAGATACTTTTTGAAGATCTGTAATTACCGACTTTGATATGTCAACACCTACATTTTGTTCAGCAACTTGAGGATCTGATGAAGTCTCTCTTACTTTCAATTTAATAGCATTTTCGTCAGTCGACACAGAAGTTCTGATTGCAGACTCAATACCTTTAGGCGATCCATGCGTCACGACAGTAGACAAGAAACCATTTGATGTTGTCTTTCCTGTTAATGTTGTGATCTCTGAAATGTTACTAGAAGTTCTTGTGACTTTAATACCACCGCCATCAATAGAGTTTGTCATGAGTGCGACAGTCGGTTCAATTGTAACAGTCTCTCCTTCTTCAGTGGTTGCAGTTAACGATTGAAAACCACCAGCGGTCTCGTTAATTGTGACACCGATCTTAGATCCTTCAACAGCAACTCGAGTTTTTTTAGCATTATTCGCTGTAGACTGTACGGTATCAATATTAACTCTATTTAAGATCCCCTGTAAATCTGTATTTAACTTATCTAGAGATATCATGCCATAAACCTCTTATAAACTTTTCTTGCTTGTTCAATTCTTCGCGAAGTGTGCGGCACACTGGGTTTTTCATATGAGTCTTGCCACACAACTGTTGCTTGCTCTATCGTGTTTGTCTTCAAAAACTTACTTCTACCAAAAGTATCTCCGTTGATATTACCTTCGAGTTCATAGATAACAAAATTCAGTTGAGAGTAAATGTCAGTATCTTTACTGTTCAAGTCTGCAGCTAATCTTTTTAGTGCTCTTCTTCTTGGTTTGTAGTTCCATTGCGCAATCCCTAGCGCCGCGCCGTTATCGCCAACGGCTTCTGGATTTATGTCGAATCTACCAAATCGTTGACCAGTCGTCCAAGCATCTGACTCGACTAAGAAGTTTCCTAACATTCCAGAAACTTGAATAGGAGTAAATTCAAATCTATTCTGCTGAGATATAAAAAAGTTCCAAGCTCGTTCTAGATTGTTGTTACCCTTTAAGAGTTTGATTGACTGTTCCGGAGAAGTAACAGCTTGATTCTCGTTTGATGGTTTAACTCCTTCTACCTTTTCACCTTGACCAGTCTCTGTTTGATAATCTGGTCCAACACTCTCTATTTTAGGTATGGATCCTACAACAAGAGGCAGTTGAGATTGAGTACCGTCTAAGAATATACCAAACACCTGAGCACCTACTTGAATACCCGTGTTTGCACCTGTACCAGAAGATCCACCTTCAGTGACTGGTATTACAGTTTGAGCCCAAGGGAGATCTGCATCACTTACTTGAGTTGTATCTCTAGAGTGAATACCATAAATCCTAACCTTCACTCTTTGTAATTTAAGTGGGTCGTGAATACTTATGACAACACCAATAAACCAGCGTGTCTGATCTCCGTAGTAGTCGATATAACTCTGTGGTATCATTTATTGTTACCAACCTTCATACAGTTGAGAGCAATGTCATATCTCTCTTTCTTAAACATATGCCTAGCTGCGTATATCAAGTAGTCACCAGATCTCTTCATGTCCTTGATGTTTTCACCAAACTCACCAGCAGCAGAGTGCATGAACTCAACTCGTAGCTTATTACCTATGGTAGTGTTAGCTTCTCCGTCGATAAAGTCAATACCGTTCACCACAATATTGATCGGAGACTTAAACAAGAACTTATGAAAGGCTCTTGCAGCCACTTTCTTCTTATAGTTAATCTGATCAAACTCCTCGTTATAAGAAGGTACACGATCGAACCCTGTGTTGAATGCTCCGCTTCCACCGATCTGAGAGATTGATCGACTCTTTAACTTGTTAAATGAAGTTCCGTTCAAGTTAAACCTTGCGTCGTGAGGTAACATCTTTGGTCTAGCATTCTTATTCTTCTTGATGAATAACTGCTTGAACGCGTCGTCCATGACGTCAAAGTGAAAGTTGTCCTGGGTTCCCAACAACGTGTTGATGTACTGATAGTCACTACCCACCACGCCGTCATCGATAAGATCATATAAACTCTCAGTGTCTGCATAGTCATATGACAAGATAGTTCTTCTCTGAATGTCTCTGTCATTTGATGTAGAAGCAGTTTGCCAGTAACTATACGGCAAAGCTGGGTTCATGACATTCTTATCTAACAAGTCTCCAAGACTTGCAAACTTAATCGAGTCTTCTACAAGAGTTGAGAACAAGAAGAAAGGAAACCCTTCAGTGTCGACTGCCTTGTTCTTTATCCAAGACAAAGCCTCTATCGGTGTCAGATTTGGAATGATGACCTTAAACTTCTTATTGAACTCGTTACCAATAGAGAAGACTTTCTTGTTGAGAAACTCTTTACTCAAGCTAGTTATGATGCCAGTACACGTATCATGGTAACCTCTACTGATATTGATCAAATTAGAGATATAGCCTATGTCTTCTATAAGTTGAAGTGATACTGTCTCTATGTCGTCATTCACCTTCACTGCACTGATAACGCTTGCGACAAAGAAAGTCTTTTTGATTCTCTTCACTTCGTTAGATCTCGTAGACTTCACTACGATAGTGATCTTCTCTCCGCCTAAGAAGTCCATGCCGACAAATACACCTTGACTGTCTACAAACACAAGTGAACCTGTCAGATAGGGTTTGTCTATGTGTTCGTAGATGTCAATGTCAGTCGTTATGTTCTCAATCGAAAGTTGAGTCTCAAGTCTATCTGACTCTAAAATGACTGACTCAAGCTGATAACTTGTGACTGAGTCTGGTGCTTCAGTAATCTCTGCCATATTAGCTTCTTATCGCTTCATTAAAAGCTTCGATCACTTGGAACAGAGCTTCTTTCTTTAAGACTCTGATCTCTTTCAGAGTGTCGTTGATACTTATGTAGCGATCTAAATGAGTGATTTCAGTTAATGATGCACCAGGTCCAACTGCAGGATCTATATCTACAGTGACTCCTGCAGAATTTTCATAGTGATGTGCAGACAGATACTCTGCCTCATACGATGCAACGACAATAGTCTCGATGACCCCGTCAGAATTAGTTGAGTTGACGTTCTCACCTACAGTGAAAGTTCCAGTCGTACTAGATAAGACGAGTTGTCCTAGGTCTAGATGTCGATGATCGATAATGCCAGTAGCACCAGAAGACGCACCCTCGATCGTCTGTCCTTTTTTAAATTTATCTGTCAACACTGTTTTCGTTGTAAGTGTGTTAAGTGCCAACTCGCTCTGAGCAAAATCTAAGATCTCTCTGTTAGATAGCGGCCAACCTTGTTCACGGATATTATCGTTCATCATGAAAAACGTCCAATAAAAGTCTGGTGAACCGTAAAGTTTAAATGAGAGTTGATCAGGTCTCTCGTTATTTTGAATATAATACTTAGTATATACAGACGCGTCGTCTTTGATCGTGTCAATGATATCAACGTATGCTGATAAGTCTTGGACGAGAGAGAAAGTCTGCTCGTCGCCAAATCTATAATAAGTTCTTGGAAAATCTTTGAAGTAAGCCATTTAGAAACCGTCTCCGTCGTCAATGAAGGATCCGTTCCGGTTACCTTCAATATCTTGTCTTGTGAGTGTCTTATGCTCTAAGAAGGTCAGAGACAAGTCGATCTCCGAGGGAGATCCATCGGCGTGAAAACTAGAAGATGTTGGGTTATAGTTAGTCGATATAGTGCGAAGATACGACAGTTTGATTCTACTTCCAACAGGAGAGTTGTTATAGTTCAACTTAATCTTAAACATGCTTGGAAAGATAAAAGCAACAGGCACACCTTTGACGTCAAACCCTTCTGGATACGCATGATAGCGAAAGAAGCGAATGATCTTCTTGAGTTGCTCGGACTCTTCTCTTGACTTTGGAATAAACTTAAACTGAAAAGTAAACTCACGAATTGCCACACCTCTAAACATGGCTCTTACATTAGGGTTTACTGTAACCTGAGCAGCAGATCTGATGACATCTTGAGCCACATTACTTGGAATGAAAGACGCAGCTCTTGCAGCAGCAACTCTTGCAGCGACTCCATTAAGTGAAGATCCAAACATGTCTTTTAAACCAGACACTCCAGCTGTGACAGCTTTACCTGCAGCATCTACAATGTCACCTGTGCTCTGTAAAGCTTGAAGACCGGCTGCACCAGCAATACCAAAACTAGGAGTCTCATAACTGATGATATCGTTCACAACAAAACTTGTAGGAATATACAAGGTTGTATTAGCATTACTGATAGGCAGTATCTGCATCGGTCTCACTTCAACATTAGGAGACGATGCAGTCGTTGCTGCCTGCTGAGAAATTAATCCAGCTTCTTCAGCACTTTGCTCTGACACTTCAGACTGTCTTAGGCTTTCTATAGGATTAGATACTACCTTTAAGCCTTGTTGTACACGATCACCAATTTGAGATAACAACTTAGAAGACATCTTGATGTCAGGAGGAATGACTTTATATGCCTGAAAAGACATGCTTCCTTTAAATCTATCTTGATTCTCGATTGGAAACCTAAGAGGGATTTCTTGTCTCTGAACACCTTCATTTATCGTATCGTCTAAAAATGTATTCGATGCAGCATTAGCTTTTTGCTGCGAAGAAGAAGATGTTTCGCCAATAGGTCGACCAGTAAGTCTATTAATTCCTGGTGGAATTGTTTGACCTGGAAGTATTCTCCTAGTTATTGGTTCAGCCATATATTTCCTATAGATAGAGGTGTAACAACAATATTTATATCCACAGGGAGGGAATTATGGTGGAAACTATCGTTGGTTTGTTATTGGACTATTGGATGGCGACTGCCTTTGCAGCTCTCATCATAGTCGGTTGGATCGTAAACTTTTTTGGTGTAGACCAAAATGAAGACATCATCGGCTTTCGATATGATGAGATGCCTCACATGAAACCAATTCGTATTCCAACGGATGGTAGAGGTTTTTGGAAAGCCATTTGGTGCTGGTTCTGGGAAGTTCGTCAATGGGAGATCGCTAAAGATTGGCACTTCCAAGTTGGCGATGAGAAGTATGTGATTCCTGCTGGATTCCAGTTCGACGGTGCTTCGGTACCTAAGTTCTTGGCATCATGGCTATCGCCTGTCGGTATCTTGTTGGCAGGTGGTTTGGTTCACGACTATGTCTACAAGTACACTGTCTTGTTGAAGAAGAACAAGAAAGATACAAGTGCGCCGATGACACAAAAACAAGCTGATGAACTGTTTCGTGACATCAACATCGAACAGAACGGCATCCATGTTTTAAACTGGGCTGCTTATCTTGCACTTCGTGTTGGTGGTTTTGTTGCATGGAACGGCCATCGTAAGCGTAACTGCAAAATAGGAGAAGTATAATGGGATGGGTAATGAATAGACTCAAGGAGAGAACGTCATGGGACGGCATCATCTGTATTGGTGCAGGTGTTGCGTTTATCGTGCTTGGCCCTTTCGCTAAGTTTGCTGCCTACGGTGCAATCGCCTATGGCGCCTGGACGATCTGGAAAAAAGAGAAGTAATGGCGTATTCCGGGAAGTACCGCATAACCAATCGACACAAATACAGGGGAGACCCTGATAATATTATATACCGCTCAAGTTGGGAAAAACAATGTTTTATGTGGTGCGATGGTAATGAGGACGTGAAGGAATGGAGCTCCGAAGAGCTCGTGATTCCGTACTACTACGATGTCGATAAGAAGTATCACAGGTACTTCCCGGACCTTAAGATAAAATATAGTAACGGCAAGACAGTGCTTGTCGAGATCAAACCTGAGAAAGAGACGGCTCCACCTACCGGTGAACGTAGAACTAAAAAGTATGTAACTGAAGGTTTGACTTACATTAAGAACATGCGCAAGTGGGAAGCTGCAGAGAGTTACTGCAAAGATCGTGGTTGGGAGTTTCAAGTCTGGACAGAGAAGACTCTGCAAGAGATGAGATTGCTACCTAAAGCCATGCCTGGTAAACTGAAACCATTAAAGAAACTACCTGCATTCAAACGCAAGAAATCCATATAAATACTCTTCATGAGTAACCTATTTCAAAAAGTAGAGCAAGAGGCGTTTAGAGCTGGTATTCAACCACGCACTGCAGAGTCACGTGCATGGTTCTCTAAGAAACTTGCGACCATGCGTAACATCAACCAGAGACAGTTGATGCGTGAAGAAGAGCTTGAGTTAATGCAGCCGATCGTGAACAGATCGATCATCGGTAACATGTTCATGTATTTCTACGATCCTAAGTTGAAAGAAGAGTTGCCATACTACGACAGGTTTCCATTAGTGATCGTCGTAGGTCCTGCACCTGGCGGATTCTATGGTTTGAATCTACACTATCTCTCACCAGCATTGAGAGCTAGAATGCTTGATGGTCTGATGGAGATCACTAACAACAAGAGGTATGATGAGACGACTCGCTTTAGAATTCGTTACAGCATACTTCAGAGAATGCGTAAGCTAAGGTTCTACGAGCCTTGCTTTAAACACTATCTTACAAAACACATTAAAGGTAGAGTTGCAAAGGTTTATGCTCCTGAGTGGGAGAT